GCTCCGCTACCTCGGCCTGCGGTCGCAGCGTAACCGGGCGTCGCTGGAGCTGCTCGTCAAAAATCTGGAGCACCAGATCAGCACGGCGGCCTGACCATCGCGGGGCGCTCCTACGGCGCCCCGCGCCCCTTTTGACCATTTCCACCGAGGGAGACAGACGTGAGCACGCTCTACATCGTGGAGGCCGCCAACCTTTTCTGCGGCGATCACGACCCCAAGAACAGCCAGCATCTCGCGATCCGCGAACTCCAGCTCCCGACCTTGCAGGCGATCTACGCCGACCACCATGCCGGTGGCGCCCGCGTCCAGATCGAGGTCGAGGTCGGCATTCAGAAGCTGGAGCCGACGTTCCGGCTCGTGGGCTTCGACCCCAACGTGCTCGTCCAGTTCGGGCTCGGGTCGAAGATCAAGAACATCTACACCGCCTATGGTGAGGTCAAGGACCGCCGCACGGGGCAGTCCTATGAGCTGAAGGCGGTGATTGAGGGCCGCCTTGGCAAGGTCGAGCCCGACGCTTTCCAGCGCGGCGAGCTGCTGACCCACGACTACGCCATCAATGAGGTCACGCACTACGAGGTCTGGTTCGACAACCAGGAAAAGGTGCTCTGGGACTTCTGGACCAACACCTGGCGGATCGATGGCGCCGATCAGAACGCCACGACCAACTCGATCCTGCGCATCGCGGGCTAACGGAGGGGAGGGCCATGAAGGTTGCCATCAAGCACCCCATCGTCATCGACGGCGAGACGAAGTTTCCGGCGGGCACCGAGCTGGAGGCCCGCCGGCCGAAGGCAAAGGACATGGTGATCATTGGCGATCACATCCCGACGCTTTCGGCGCTTGACCGCGAGAACCCGGAGAGCGCCGTGAGCGGCGCCGTCATCCGGGCAATGATCGCGGTTGTCGGCACCCTCACCGACATTGGCGAGGAGGCCGCGTCCGAAATGGACTTCGAGGATCTGTCGATTGTGGCCCAGACGGCGCTCTCCTCATTGGGGGAAGCGCAGCGGGGTGGCGAGGACGCGACTGGCGAGCAGCAATAGCTGACACCGCACACGTCCTGCACACCCCGGTGACGGACCTGTTGGAGATGCCCGCCGGCGAATTTCTGGCGTGGCACGGCGAGGCCGCCCGGCTCGCCAAGGTGATGATGCGGTGATGCCATGGCAACCCTGACCTCCCAGCTCATCGTCCGGCTTATTGACGGCATCAGTGGGCCGGCCCAGGCGGCCGCCCAGGCCCTGCGGAGGATCGGTGCGGCGGCAAATTCGGTGCGCGGCGGTGGTATCGCCGCGCTCCAGCAGCGTCTCAACGCGGCCGTCGCGGCCAACAACGCGGCCATCGCCGAGGCCCGCGGCAAGATGATGGACGCCGTAGGCGGCTTCCTCGTCCTGCGGAAGGCGATGACCGACATCATCAACCCGGCCATTTCATTCGAGAGCGCGATGGCCGACGTTGCGAAGGTCTCGGGCTTCGACGATGCCGGGCTTGAGAAGTTCGGCCGCCAGCTCCGGCAGGTGGCGGCGAATGAAATCCCGATGGCCGTCAACCAGCTTGCTGCCCTCGCCGCAGCGGCGGCGCAGGCCGGCATCGCTGACGAAGACCTGCTTGACTTCACCAAGCTGACGGCACGGGCAGCGGTGGCGTGGGATATGACCGGCGCCGAGGCCGGCGAGGCGCTGGCGAAGATCAAGACGCAGCTCGGCCTCACGGTGCAGGAGACGCAGACGTTCGCGGACGCGATCAACCACCTGTCCGACAACACCGCGTCGTCGTCCCGTGACCTCATCGACTTCTCCCGGCGCGTCGCTGCGCAAGGCGAGTTTTTTGGGTTCGCGAAGGAACAGACCCTCGCATTCGGCGCTGCCATGGTATCGGCGGGCGCCACACCCGAAGTCGCGGCGACCTCGTTTCAGAACATGGGCCGCGCCCTGACCAAAGGCGCCAGCGCCACGAAGCGAGTGGCGGGAGCTTTCCGGAGGCTCGGGCTCGATGCCCGCAAGGTCGCCAAGGCGATGCAGAAGGATGCCTTGGGGACCACCATCAAGGTGATGGAACGGCTCGGGCAACTGCCGGAGTACATGCAGGCGTCGGTGATGTCCGACCTATTCGGCGACGAGGCCCGCGCCCTGTCGCCGCTGCTTGGACGGCTCGACATCCTTAAGGACACCTACAAGCTCGTGGCGGACGAAAGCGCCTATGCGGCCAGCGTCAGCCGGGAGTTCGAGCGCCGGGCCGCGACCACGGAGTTCGCGCTTGAGAAGTTCTATAGCCGCATCCGGGAAATCGCGCTGACCATCGGCGGCATGTTCCTACCGACGATCAAGCAAACGCTCGATGTCCTCGGCCCCATGGCGCTGCAGATCGCTGCGCTTGCGGAGCGGTTTCCCGGCCTGACCAAGGCGGCCATCATGGCCGTTGGCGGCCTCGTTGCCCTTCGGATTGCTGTCATCGGCCTCCAATGGGGTGCCTTGCTCGCTAAGGGCGGGCTGCTCAACCTGATGGCGGTGCTGTTGCGCAGCGTCGCCATCTCGAAGGGCGCTGCCATGCTCATGCTGATGCCGTTCCTTGCCTACGGGCGGCGCATGGTCGGCGTGTTCCAGATCGTCGCCATGCGCTTCGGGATGATGATGGCGGCTTTCCGGGCTGGCTCCATCGGCATCGGTGGTGTCCTTGCCGGCATTGGAGCCACAGGTGCCAGGGCGTTGCTCTCGCTGCTAAACCCGATGGCGCTCGTGCGGGCCGCTTTCATCGCGTTGAAATGGGCGGTGATCGGAACCGGCATCGGCGCCGTTGTCGTCGCGCTCGCGATGGCCGGCACGTGGATTTACAACAACTGGTCCGGCATCAAGGCGATGTTTGCCGGGATCGGCGAGGGGTTGATGTCCGCGCTCGGCCCGGCCCAAGGCATCATCCAGCCGGTGGTCGAGTGGATCGGCAATCTCGCCGGGAAGCTGCAAGAGCTTGCCGGGCCGGTCAACATGACCGAGGAGCAGTGGCGCCAGCTCGGCGTCAGCATCGGCAAGAGCATCGGGGATGCCGTCAACTCGATCATCACGAAACTGCAAGCGCTTCTGACGTGGGTGATGGAGCTCCCGGGCCGTATCGTCGCGGCTTTCGTGGACCTCGGCGAGCGGCTCTACAACGCCGGCGCCGACATCATTCAGCGGCTCTGGGACGGCATGAAGGCCAAGTTCGCGGAGCTGATTGGGTGGGTGAAGGCGAAGGCGTCGGAGCTGGCGCATTCGTGGTCATTCGGCCTGATCGGCAGCGCGCCTTCGGCGCAGCCTTCCTCGCCTTCGGCGCAGCCTTCCTCGCCTTCGGCGCCAGCAGCGCCAGCGGCGCGAGCCACGGGCGGCCCGGTCCACCGGGGGCAAACCTACGTCGTCGGCGAGCGGCAGCCCGAGCTTTTCACGCCGAGCCGTGACGGCTACGTGCACCCGAGCGTTGGGGCGCGCGCCGCCGCCACGATCAATGCGCCAATCGAGATCAAGATCGTTGGCGTCAGCGATCCGAAGGCGGCGGCCGAAGAGGCTTACCGCATCCTCGAAGCACGGACCCGTGACCTGTTCCGCGGTGCCATGGCCGATGTGGGCCTGAAGTTCACGTGAGGGAACCATGCTTATGCAGCTCGGGGCCACCACCTTCGAGGTGTGGCCCATGAACACGCACGAGACCGAGTTCTCGGGCGAGGCGACGCACGTGGACAAGCCCGTCATGGGCCGCCGGCCGCCGCTGGAGTTCGTGGGAGAGGGGCCGGACACCCGGACCCTCTCCTGCCGCCTGTTCCCGGCGAAGTTTGGCGGCCTGTCGTCGCTTGCCGGTCTCCATCAGCAGCGCCTATCGGGGGCGGCGCTCCCGCTAGTGCGCGGCGATGGCACACCGCTCGGCTGGTACGTCATTGAACGCATCACTGAGCGGGCAACCTATCTCGACCCGCACGGCGTCGGGCAGGTCATCGAGGTCGATCTGGCCTTGAAGCGCGCCGACCCGCCGTCGGCGGGATCGGTGTTCTCCATTATCATCGGTCTGCTGGGGTGAGCCATGGCGGTCATCGCGCACGAGACCTACACCGTGCGGTCGGAGGGGCTTACGCTCGACCTAATCGTCTGGCAGCGGTTCAAGAAGCCAATGTTTGGGCTGGTCGAAAAGGCCCTGGCGCTGCCCGAAAACCAAC